GTATTATCAACTATTTTGAAAAAATGGTTTGATGAAAGAGTTATATATAAAAATAAAATGAAAGAAGCCTATACAGCTGGTAATAAAGCTCTAGGTGAACAAATGCACTTAAAACAACATACAATGAAAATTTTATTGAATAGTTTATATGGTGCTACAGCTCTTGGCAGTTTTAGATATGGTAATGTAATTTTAAGTGAATCTATCACCTTAACAGGTCAAAGAATCATCCAAGAATCAGCATTATTTGCCAATACACATATGAATCAAGTAATGAAAGGTAAAATACAATTATGATTACAAAACAAGCAATTAGAAAAGGAGTAACTGTTAAATGTAATGGTAAAACTTTAACCAAAGAAGAAATAGTTTCTAAAGGAGAAAATTGGAGTGAACACTCAGAAAATTTCTTTAGAAAAATGCTTAAACAAGGAGGTAAATTTAGCCTTAAAGGAGATCAATTTATTATATCAACTCCTGATTTACTTTTAAATAGTAAGGGTGAAATTGAATCTATATTTAAAGAAGACGAAGACGAAGATTAAATATGATTACTTCAGTTAAAATAAAAGATAATATTATTTTTGGTCAATCTACTCCCTTTGTTTTAATTTCGGGACCTTGTGTTATTGAAAATGCTGAGCATACTTTTTTTATGGCTGAGCAAATTAAAAAAATTGCAGATAAACTAAATATTCCATTTATTTTTAAAGCATCTTTTGATAAAGCAAATAGAACAAAACTAGAAAATTATCGAGGAGTATCAATAGAAGAAGCAATTAAAATTTTTACTAGAATTCGTAATGAATTAAATATTCCAGTTACTACTGATATTCATGAACCTTGGCAAGCTGATGCTCTAAAAAATTCTATTGATTTAATTCAAATTCCTGCATTCTTATGTCGTCAAACTGATTTACTAGTTGCTGCTGCAAAAACAGGACTACCTGTTAATATAAAAAAGGCTCAATTTGTAAATGGTGTTGATATGGAACGAGCTGTTAATAAAGTTATAATGTCCGATAATAATAATGTTATTTTAACTGAGCGTGGTAATACATTTGGATATGGTGATTATATAGTAGATATGAGAAATCTATTAGTTATGAAACAGTACGCTCCAGTTATATTTGATGCTACTCATTCAGTTCAAAAAGGATGTTCTGGGGGTAGTAGTGGTTCTAATAAACATTTTGTAGAACCATTAGCAAAAGCTGCAGCAGCAATCGGTATAGATGGTTTATTTTTAGAAGTGCACAATAATCCAGATAATGCCTTGTCAGATGGTACAAGTAGTATTACATTAGATAATCTAGAAAATGTTTTAGATAACATTTGTAAAGTTATCAATTAATAACTATGAACATATACGTTGACATTGATGAAACTATTTGTTTCTACAAAAACAGAGAATATATCAACCCAGATTATTCAACAGCAATTCCTCATTATGAAAATATAGAGAAAATAAATAAACTATATAATGAAGGACATACAATTACTTATTGGACTGCTAGAGGGGGTACAACAGGTATTGATTGGTATGATGTAACTAAATCTCAACTCCAAGAATGGAAATGTAAACATCATGATCTAATGGTAGGTAATAAACCACCATATGATTTATTAATTTGTGATAAAACTAAAAGAATAGAAGAATTATGAAAATATTTTTAGATGCACTAGAATTAGATCAAATCAAAAAATACTCAAATATGGGTATTTTATCAGGAGTTACTACAAACCCTACTTTAGCAAAAAAACATGGGATGTTAGATGACATTGATATGATTGAAAAAATAAGAGAAGTTATGCCTGTTGGGGAAATTCATGTTGAAGCTTGGGGTAAAACTAAAGATGAAATATTAAATAATATTACACGGTTAAAAACCCACTCAAATGACCCAGATCTAGTTTACAAAATCCCTTTTTCACCTGCTGGAATTGAAGCTTGTAATATGGCTATTTTAAATGGAGATAAAACAAATATGCACCTTATATTTTCCCATAACCAAGCTATAATATGTGATAATGTAAATTCTACTTACATATGTCCTTTAGTAGGTAGACTTGATGATATAGGCCATGATGCATTATCATTTATATCTGAACTTACAAAAGTAATAGTTAATACTAATATTATGGTATCGAGCGTTAGACACCCTATGCATGTTATTAAAGCATCAAAAGCCGGGGCTAATGTTATAACAGTACCTTTAAAAGTTTTAGAACAAATGTTTGAACACCCTTTAACTACAGCTGGTATTGAATTATTTGAAAAAGACATACAGTCGATGTAATGAGTACTTTAGATCTACATGGGGTTAAGCACGCACAAGTAGAAGATACTCTGACACAATTCTTTTTTTGGGAAAAACCTGGATGTAAAAATTATACTATTATAACAGGTAATTCTTCTGCAATGCAAAAAATTGTTTTAAATTGGCTTGATCACCATGAATATTCTTATTATATTCCAGCCCATAATTTAGGAGAAATAAAAATTAGTGAATGAAACAGTTAGAAACTACACCTTGGTTTATTTGTAATAAAGAAGATACAAATTACTGTGTATATGTTGATACAGATTCTAACTATTATAATGCTGAGCCTATGCTTAGACATCTTTACCCTAATTTTGATACCATGTCAGAAGAAGAAAGAGATGAAGCTCTTGAAAAAATTGCACTTACATATCAAGATCTAATTACCAAATCATATAATAATCTAGCTTTAGAAGCATTTAATATCAAAGATCATAGGTTTGATATGAAAACAGAATGTATGATTCGTGCTGGTTATTTTAGGGCTACTCGTAGATATGCACAATGGATTACTAAAAAAGAAGGAGTACCAACTGATGATTTAGATATTAAGGGATTAGAGTTTATGAAAGCTAATTTCCCACAAATATTTAGTGATTTTTTTAAAGATGTTTTACAAAAAGTTATTAAAGGTACTCCACAAAAAGAAATTGATGGGATGTTAAAAGATTTTAGATCTAAAGTTTTAGCTGATGATATGGATATTACTGTATTAGGTAATCCTACTCGTGTAAAAACATTAGATAAATATTTAGCTTCAATTCCTCGTCCCGGAGAAATGTTTTCTATTATAGCTCAAGGTGCCCCTGCACCTGTAAAAGCAGCTATTAAATATAATGATTTACTTACATTTTGGAAACTAGACAAACAACACTCTAAAATAGTTCAGGGTGATAAAGTTAAATGGATTTATTTAAAAGATAATCCTTATAGAATAGACGCCTTAGCATTTTTAGATTTTGATATGCCAGATAAAATCCGTACATTATTGGCTCAATATGCAGATAAAAATAAATCATTTGAAACAATTTTAGAAAGTAAATTAGCTGGGTTTTATAATGATCTAGGTTGGGATTTAAATATGAATCCATACAGAAATATGTTTTTTAATTTTTAGTTATGATAAATAAGAATGAACTTCAATCAACAATTGGTAAATACCATTTAAATGGATTAATTGAATCTGTTAAATGGACTATCGCAGATAACGCATTAACTGTTGATTTCCAATCCCCATATAAAGACATGATTGGACGCGTTAATCACGCATCATTTCCATTAAAAGACGCAGAAATTGCTATATATGATACATCAAAACTAAATAAATTATTAGGTATTACTAGTGGTGAAGTGTTTATTAATTTAACTAAACCCGAACAAGCAAAAATTTATGATAAGTTAGTAATCTCAGATTCTACATATACTCTTAATTACACTCTTAGTGAATTATTATTAATTCAAAAAGTAGGTACTGTAGATGATCCTGATAATTATAAAATTGTTACTCAATTAGATGATGAAAGTATAAGTGCCCTTATTAAAGCACATAACGCACTTGAAAGTGATAATGTAATTGTTTCAATTGATAGAGATTTAGATGGTCAAGATATTTTAGTAATGTCTTTTGGTGATGATCTTAAACATACTAATAAGATTGATTATCAAATGCCTTTTACTACTTTAACAGATATTAAATATGGAACTAGAATCCCATTTGATTCTAAAATGATTAAAAATATATTAAATAATAATAAAGATGCTACACAAGCAACTATGAAAATTAGCTCTGAAGGTTTAATGAAATTCACATTTGAAGGTGAGAATTGGAATAGTTTTTATTATGTTGTGCGGAAAGCAAATATTTAATATACGTATACATGAATATAAAATTGCAAGTAGCTAGGGCACGCGCAGTTTTTGTTTACATTAATCGAGAGCTTCGGCCTCACAAATTTAAATGATATGAGTACATTATTCAATGAACGTACACCGTTCGATTTATTATTTCGCAATCTGTTTAATACAGATTCAGGGTTTCAACCAACAACGTTTGAAACTAAACAACCCCACCCACTAGATATTTTTTATGATGACAAAGGACTTCATTTTGAAGTTGCCTGTACTGGTCTGACTAAAAAAGACATTCAACTTGAAATTGATGGAGATCTTCTACAGATTATCTATAATAAACCAAGTGAAGAAGAAGATTATAGTGGCTATATCTATAAAGGATTAGCCAAAAGATCTTTTAATTTAGGTTATAAAGTAGCAGCTAAATTCGAACTTGAGAAATTAGAAGCAGAAATGAAAGATGGTTTACTTCATTTATTTATTCCAATTGTGGAATCTAAAAAACCAAAAACAATTAAAATTAAATAAAAGTTATATAAAATAAGCGTGTCCTAGCGCGATTTTATTCGTATATTTACCGAAACAAAATATATATAAAGTTATGGCTAAACCTAGCAAATCAAATTTAAGATTTATCAAAGATCCACAATTAGATCCTTATTACATTCAATTGGATGACTATTGTTACATTGCTCAAAAATCCACATTTTCGGATGCTGGGCATGAATATCAAAACACTCTTGGACATTTTAGTTCTTTAGGACATTGTCTTGAATCTATTGCTCGTGATGATGCCAAATCTAAGAGTTACGACTCATTAAGAAGCTTTGTAGAACGTTTCGAAGCAAAAACACGTGAACTTAAAAACCTTATTAAATAATTAATTATGAAAATTGAAGCATTATATAATGCCATTATCGTTAAACCAGTCGAAGTAGAAGAAACTCGTTATGGTAATATTGTTGTACCTGATCTAGGTAATGACACAAATAAAACAGCCGAAGTTGTTGGTGTAGGCCCTGGTCACACTATCTTTGGAGGTAGTTTTTTAGAAACCCAACTTAAAGAAGGAGATATTGTTGTTCTTCCTACTATGGGATTTACAAAATTCGAATACGAAGGTCAAGAGTATTGGATTGGTAAAGAAAATGAAGTTTTAGCTAAAATAAATAAATAAAAATGAGTAAAATAATTGAATTTGGTCCTGAAGCTCGTAAACAATTAGTTTCAGGAATTGATAAATTAGCAGATGCTGTTGTATCAACTTTAGGTCCTAATGGACGTAATGTAGTTATTTCAAATGGAAGTACACCTCAATCAACTAAAGATGGAGTTACAGTTGCTAAAAGTATTTCTTTAAGTGATAATGTAGAAGAAGCAGGAGGCTCAATGGTAAAACAAGCAGCTATAAAAACTGCAGATGTTGCAGGTGATGGTACTACTACATCAACTTTATTAGCCCGTGAAATGGTAAAAGCAGGTCTATCTCATCTTAATAATGGAGATAATGCTGTTGAAATTAAGCGTGGTATTGATAAAGCTGTTGGGGAAGTAGTAGAAGAACTTCGTAGTAATGTTTCTCAAAATATTACAGAAGAAAATCAATTAGAACAAGTAGCTACTATTTCTGCTAATAATGATACTGAAGTAGGTAAACTTATAGCTACTGCAATGAATAAAGTAGGACGTGAAGGAGTTGTTACTATTGAAGAATCAAAATCAGGAGAAACTTATCTTGAAACTGTAGAAGGAATTCAATTCCAACGTGGTTTTAAATCCCCTTATTTTGTAACCAATAACTCTACAATGTCAGCTGTATTAGATAAAGCTTATCTTTTAATTGCTGATGAGCGTTTTACTAATGTAAAAGATCTTCTTCCTGTATTAGAAGGTGTATCTGGAACTGGTCGTCCTCTTCTTATTATTGCTGAAGATATTGATAATGAAGCTCTTGCAACACTTGTTGTAAATAAGATGCGTGGGACATTAGCAGTATGTGCTGTTAAAGCTCCTGATTTTGGAGATCGTCGTAAACTTATTCTTGAAGATATTGCTACACTAACAGGTGGAGAAGTATTTAGTAAGGAAAAAGGTATGGATCTTAAAAAATTCTCTTGGGACTGGTTTGGTGAATCACGTACTGCAACTGTAACTAAAGAACAAACTACAATTGTAGATGGAAAAGGAACCCCAGAACGAATTGAAGCACGTATTGAAGAATTACAGCAACAAATTGAACAAGCGACAACGCCGTTTGAGGTTGAAAAACTCCAAGAAAGACTTTCGAAATTCGTCGGAGGGGTAGCAATTATCCATGTTGGTGGAAATACGGAAACTGAAATGAGAGAAAAGAAAGACCGTGTTGATGATGCTCTTAATGCAACAAAAGCAGCAATCGAAGAAGGTATTGTTGCAGGTGGTGGAGCAGCTTTAATTTATGCTCGTGAAGCTATTACTAAAGATAATGTTGGTGCTAATCTTGTATATAAAGCTTGTGGTCGCCCATTTGAACAAATCTTAACTAATGCTGGTTATGACCTAGCAGCTGCTAAAATCCTTGGTATGAAGGTTTCTGAAAGCAGAGTTGGTGGGATGTGGCATGGTTATAATTTAAAAACTGAAACAGTTGAAAATCTAAGAACAGCTGGGATTATTGACCCAACTAAAGTAACTCGTACTGCAATTGAAAGTGCAGCTTCAGTAGCTGGAACTATTCTATTAACTGAATGTGTTGTAGTTGATGATCCTGATACAAAGGATGAAGCAGATCCTATGGCTGGAATGATGAATGGAATGATGTAATGAAAGAACAACAAGAATTCCTAGAATTAATAGCAACAAGAGTTCCCCCTGGTGATCGTTGGTCACTAGAGGGGGACCAAGTTGTCCATAAATCTATTACAGAAGCTTTAGAAGCGTGGTTCGCAAAAACTGGTGAAAAGGCTCAATTTAGACTTGCTCCTTTAGAAGGAAAACTTTATGTTATACGTACTGAAGAGGTAGAAGTTAAAGTTGAACCTCCTAAGAAGTTTAACATATATGGAGACTATTAAATGAACTGGTCCTATATCCCAGAAGATAAAGATGGTGCTTTAGTAGAATATGCTACAAAAAATTCTATAGAAGGAAAATGTACTTGGCAATCTGATACTTTAGGTTATTTATTATCTTTTTATAATAAAACTACATTTCGTAGGTGTATTGATGCAGGAGCTAACTATGGATTTTTATCTGTAGGATTTTCTAAATTTTTTCAAAATGTAGAGGCATTTGAACTTTCTTCTGATATTAGACACCATTTAGAAATCAACGTAAAAAATATTCCTAATATTAGAGTCCACCAAAAAGGACTTTATGATACTACCACATCAGTTAATTTTAAACTTAGAGATCAATCAGGTGCTAGTGGTATTATAGAACATGGAGGGGTAACAGAACAAGTTACTACTTTAGATTCTTTTAATTTTGATGATGTAGATTTATTGAAAATTGATGTAGAAGGTGCTGAGGAACATTTAATAATAGGGGCTGAAAATACTATAAAAAAATGCAAACCTATTATTTGTTGTGAACTTTTTTGTAATAGGGATACTGCATCTCTTAATAAAAGACAATATATTTTTAAATTTTTAGGTAGTTTAGGGTATAAATTAGTTGATATTAGACATCATGATTTATTATTTATTGCTTAATTTGGGAATATAAATATAAATTCGTATATTTACGTTATGGTAAGAAATGATCATACATTATTAGTTGAAAAATATCGTTCTAAAACATTAGATGATTATGTTGGGAATGAGCATATTAAAAAAACTATTAATCAATATATTTCCCAAAATGATATTCAAAACCTTATTTTCTATGGCCCCGCTGGTACAGGCAAGACGACTTTGGCTAAGCTTATTGTTAATAACCTTAATTGTGACCACCTTTATATCAACGCAAGTGATGAAAGGGGTATCGAAACTATTAGAGATAAAGTATCCGGGTTTGCTAGCAGTGCTTCATTCAAACCACTCAAAGTGGTTATCTTGGACGAGGCGGATTTTCTTACGATACAGGCACAAGCTTCACTTCGAAATGTAATTGAAACATTTTCACGTAGTACACGTTTTATTATGACTTGTAACTATGTTGAACGCATTATTGATCCACTTCAATCGCGTTGTCAAGTACTTAAGGTTATCCCACCTAGTAAAGGTGATGTTGCTAAACACATTGCTTGGATTTTAGAAGAAGAAAATACTAGTTTTGAATTACAAGATATCAAAACAATTACCAACCAATTTTACCCAGATTTACGTAAATGTCTTAATACTGCTCAACTATCAACTCAGGATAATAAATTAGTTATAGATAAATCAGTATTAGTGTCATCTAATTATATGACATCAATACTTAAAGAATTAAGTAATGCTAAACCTAAATGGCGTGAAATACGTCAAATTATTGCTAATGCAAACGTTAGTGATTTTGAAGAGCTTTATCGTTATCTTTATGATAACGCTCATGTATATGCAAGTGGTCGTGAAGGAATGGTTGCGATTTATATTAACGAATATAGTTACCAATCCAACTTCCGTATTGATAAAGAAATAAACTGTATGGCACTTATACAGAAGTTAATTGAGTTAAAATAACATGAATTACCAAATTTTAATTTTTGGAGATAGACATTTTAAATTAATTCGCACCCTACCTGAAACACCTAAATTTTTAAAAGGTATTTCTGATCTTAAATCACTTTGGCATTGTGATACAGTTTTAAGAAAAAATGGAATGCTTTATTTTTGTAGAGCAATAGAAAATATAGAATATGAAGAACTTCCTTAAATTCACTATTATTTGGATTAGCCAAAATCTAGCCGTACCTTTTTGGATGGTTGGTCATATCCATTTAATGACTACAATTTATGAAGACATACATGAGATCTTAGCCAGCTTAGGTATGAATATAATAGTATTAATTGGCTTTATTTTAGATTATAAACAAAACAAAAATTAGAAAGATGGCAAAACAACCTCAAATGAACATTGACTTGAATAATACCGAGTCTGTAGAACACAAAAATGGCAAAATCTGGACTCAAGGATTTCTTATTAGAAAAATTTCTAAATTTGTAGCTGGAACAGATGAAGACGCTATGATGCCTATTCCCATTTTTTATGATTCTGTTAGTGGAGAGATTTTACAAGCAACCCTACCAAAAGAATTAAGAGATGACCAGCCCGAAAAACCTCTTCGAGTGGTTGACTGAGATAACAGTCAATAAAACTCCTATTACAGAAATTTCGGAAGAATCATGGGATAAGTTTAATTCTTACATGATACATAGATATGTATCTATGAATATAGATTACATTGATATTGCAAATTATATTCAAAAAATTAATCCACAAAGTAAGAAACAAATTTATTCCATATATAAAGAAATGATTCCAAAGAAAAAAGTCTGGTTAAAGTATACTAAAAACGAAGAGAAAAAAAATTATCAAGAATTAGCTGAATATGTTGCTGATTATTATGAATGCTCCTTAGGTGAAGCTGATCATTATATTGATATTTTAGGTGTTAGTGTTAGAAGTATTCTTTGGGAATTAGGAGTTGAAGATGAAAAAGTTGATAAATTAATTCAAAAAGCCCAATTATGAGTACTTTAGTAAAAATGCTTAAATCCACAGCAGAAGCTGATAAAGCAAAAGCATTATTAACTCTAGACTTACTAGAAAACCACCCAGCAGGTATTGGAGATCATTCAACAGATGATTTTTATAAAAATGCAAATGAAGCTCTTGAAATGTTAGCTGATGCTGATGATAGATTAGATGCAATTGAAAAATATTTAGTTAAAAAACAAGTTATTTAAAATGGAAAAAAAATTAGGTTCTAATATTAAAGCAAGTGAAATTATTAAAAAAGAATATCCTCATATTTACAATGGTTATATGGCTGTCGTGGAAGAGCAACTGGAGCTATTCAGCAAAAAACATCTGGACTATGGTATGGCTAATATCAGTGCTGGGACTTTACTTGCTACTAAAGAAGAAAGGGCTTTTGCTCTTACAGGACTTTGGTATAGAATAAGTGATAAAATTAGTAGGTGGAAAAATCTATTAATTAATAATAAAGTTATTAATAACGAACCTTTAACAGATACTTATCAAGATATTGTAAATTATGGTATTATTGCTCAATTAGTAGAGCGTGGTTTATGGAAAAAATAAACTGTGAAAGACTTAATTTGCATAACAGCACATTGTCCTAATACTGAAAAAAGAAAAATATTACTTGATTTAGTTTTAGGGTTACAACCAATTAGAGATGACTTTGATATTATGGTTGTAAGTCATACCCCTATTACATCGGATGTACAAGAAAAAGTAGATTGGGCAATCTATGATAAAGATAATGAATTATTAACTGAATGGAAGTATCAAAATTCTCCATGGTTTCACCCTGAAAATAAACATATTCAATCTATCTTTTTTGGAGCTGGAAACACTTACCTTCCAGTACATAAACAATTAATTACTGGATATTCCTTAGCTAAAACTTTTGGTTATGAAAAAATTCATATAACTGAATATGATGCTTATTATAAAGATTTTACTGAATTTTATGATAATTCTAAGGTTTTAGATGATTACGATGCTGTATTATATAAAAAACCTAATGGTTATGGGGAAATTAACATTGAATGGGGATTAGGATGTTTTCATGCTGCTAAAATTTCTTCTTTAGATGAAAGAGCGTTTAATTATACTAGTGATTCTATAAAAGAAGAATTAGAAAATGCTTCTATTAAAACTACTGAAAAAAGAACCGAAGATATATATACAGCAAATAATAATAAAGTTTTATTTAAGGACCATAAACTTCTTACTCAGAATGACAATCAAATAAGGTTAGTTAATTTTCATGCTTTAGATCTAGATATGCAATGGGCTGTTCCTGTTTATGATCCAAAAATTAATCAAATTGTATTTGTAGGGTGGAATGAATCATCAAATAAACCTTGTAATGTAACTGTTATTATTAATAATTCTCGAGTTTTGAATTTCCCAAATCTTAAAAAATTACGTTGGTTTATAGAACCTCTTGGATCCCCAGAAGAAATATCAGATATTACTATTCTAATAAATAATAAATTAAGCCGACATATCCATCTCCACCCAGATAATATAGAAGATTTTAAATATTATAACTTTATCAAAGATGACTAAAAAAATAGATTTATTTAAAGTTTTTATGGCACCTACAGCTGCTGAAGAAGTATCAAAAGTTCTTAATAGTGGTTATATTGGCCAAGGACCTAAAGTTAATGAGTTTGAAAATCAATTAAAAAATCATTTTAACCATGATTATATTCAAACTGTAAATGCGGGTACATCAGCATTGCATTTAGCCTTACATTTATTGAAATCTCCTGATTCTCAATGGCCTGGATTAACCTCAGATGATGAGGTTTTAACTACTGCTATGACTTGTACAGCTTCAAATTGGCCTGTATTAGCTAATGGTTTGAAATTAAAATGGGTTGATATTGATCCAAAAACATTAAACATGGATCTTGATGATTTAGCTCGTAAAATTACTCCTAAAACTAAAGTTATTATTTTAGTTCATTGGGGTGGGTATCCTATTGATTTAGATCGAATAAAACAAATTCAAGATAAAACATACCAAATGTATGGTTTCAAACCTGCTATAATTGAAGATGGAGCTCATTCATTTGGTTCAAGTTATAAAGGTAAACCTATTGGTACCCATGGTAATTTAACTATGTTTTCATTACAAGCAATTAAACATATTACTTCAATTGATGGTGGTTTATTACTTTCACCTCATAAGAAATTACATGATAGAGGTAAATTAGCTCGTTGGTATGGGATAGACCGTGATGGAGATAGAAAAGATTTTCGTTGTGAAGCTGATATCGAAGAATGGGGATTTAAATTTCATATGAATGATGTTTGTGCTACTGTTGGAATTGAAAACTTTAAACATTTAGACGAAATTGTTTCTAAACATAAAGCAAATGCTGCTTATTATGATAAAGAATTACAAAATATTCCTGGGGTAACTCTCCTAGAACGCAAACCAGGTCATGATTCTGCATTTTGGATTTATTCTATGTTAGTAGAAAATCGTCCTGGTTTTTATAAGTGGATGGATGAGTGTAATATTACAGTATCTCAAGTTCATGAACGAAATGATAAACATACTTGTGTAACTGAATATCGTTCTCATCTCCCAACATTAGACAAAATTATTAAAAATATAGTTTCAATCCCTGTTGGTTGGTGGATAAGTCAAGAAGAAAGAGAATATATAGCAGATTGTATTAAAAAAGGGTGGTAAAATGATTGAAATTACTCAAGCTACATATGGAGGAAGAATTCATTATACTGCTAAACAAGAGGTAAACACTCCACTTCAAGTAATTCTTAAAGATAAGAATTTAGAAGGAGAAATTTACATAATGTCTCATAATAATTTATCTTTTATTGATTATTCATTCTCAGTATCTTCAGTAGTTTTACCTTTTTTAAAATCCCCTTATTTAGAAATTACTTTAGGTTCTCAGACCACATCTTATCCTTTTAATTTTGATAAAGGACCTTTAAATAATTTTTCTATAATATCAAATTCGTGTTTAGGTTGGAGAACTTATGAAAAATTTAATTCTTCTTATAATTCTCCTACTATTGGTAATTTAATTTTAGATGATTTAGAATATTTAAGATTTTGTGAACACAATGAAACTTATTTAAATGCTGAAATGGTATTTGGAGAAAGCAAAGGTAATATAAATTTTAAAAATAGTTGTGGAAATATTAGAGTTATTAATGATGAAGCTGATATACCTGATAATTATCCTATTAGTCATCATTTAGATTTAGAAATTCATTGGATACATACCCATCCAAGATCTAAACTTACTTTTAAAGATAATATCTATCATTATGTAGAATTTAAAGACCAAATAATTCCTTTATCAACATTTAAAGAAAAATGGATTAGAAGAGTAAATAGAATTAAATCAACAGAAAAAATATTTATTTGGTCTTCTTCTGAATTATTTAATGCTCATGGTAATTGGGAAAGAAAACAAATTATTGATAGATTTAAATCACTCCCAGATAGAAGTATTTTTCTTACTGAACGAAAAGAAGAAGCATTTGAAGATGATTTACATATAGTTAAATATATTCCTAAATGGGAAGGAAATTCTCAATATAAAAGAGATTCATCAGGGGGAATGTTATGGAATGATCAATTAGCTAATGCACAGATTATTCACGATATAATTATTTCAAAATTTATATAATGAATTTAAGACCTTTAACTGAAGGTGATTTACCTTTTTTATTAGAAATTAGAAATGATGATTCCACAAGATGTAATTTAGAAAATAATTCTAAATTTACTTTAAAAGAATCTCTAGAATGGTTTAGGCAAAATAAACCTAAATGGTATATTATAGAGGCATATAAAGTAGTAACAGAACAAAAATTAATCCAAATGGATTCTGTAGGCTATTTTAGAACTAATGGTGGTGAAGTTGGTTGTGATATACACCCTAATTTTAGAAGACGTGGTTATGCAAAACAGGCTTATGAAACTTATCTTGAAGATAAAGAATATGCTTCATTATGGGTTTTTGAGGATAATTTTGCAAAAGAATTATATAAAAAATTAGGTTTTTACTATACCCAAAAAAGTAAAATAATTAGAGAAAGAAAATATTTACAAATGGAATGGATATCAATTGAATCAATGACTTATGGATAATAAAGTTTGTTTTATTACTAGTTTTTGGTTAGGAGAAAGACGTATGGAATCTCCATCATATAAAGAAGATAGATTATATTTTTTAAAAAAACAAATTGAACTTCTTCAAACAAAAAAACACACCCTATCCAAGATTATATTTAATTTTAATATAACCCCAGAACATTACTCTTATTTATCTGAAATAATTTCTATAACTCCTAAACAAATTCAAGGTACAGAAGTAGAAATTAATATTAGAGAAAATATAGGTATTAGTTATGGAGCTTGGTCTGATTGTTTTTCTAAACATAAAAGTGATTATGATTACTATGTTTTTAATGAAGATGATTATTTCTTTGTTCAAGATAATTGGGATACTTATTTAGTTAATAAACATAATTCATATAATGATTGCGGTTATCTTTGTATGTTTGTTAGAGAACCTCATGAATGGAATAATTACAGAAAAATTGCTGGAAGTAGTGTAGGTATTGCTTCAAGTAAAACTTTAATGAAAATTTACTCTAAATATGGTAAACTCCCTAGCTTAGATAAAAAAGTAGATCATGCTTTAGAAGAATATAAAGTAGGTCAAGATATACAAAACCAATTTGGATTTGCTTTTCTAGAAGTAGGTTTAAATTTATATGATGTAAGAGATGATTATGCTATTTTATTTGAAAAAGGATCACCTTTAGATCCAAATTGTAATCAATGGAAAATGTTTGATTGGAATCCTGAGTATCTATCTGTATGTAGTATTTATTTTTCTAATTCTTTTAGATGGTTTGTTTCTCATGATTTAGAATTTTTACAACATCATCAAATAACTACTTACGAAGAAGCTATGTACTATTATAATAATAAATTAACGTACTTTAAAGATAAGTATGAAGGAGATAGTACTAGAATTGAATGGATAAAAAGAGAAATAAATGTGTAATTTATTTGGTTACCGTAAAAAAATTTCGTATATTTACGACTTAAACAATTAGATTTGGCTAAGAAGAAAAAACTGCCTAAAATAGTTAAAGAAATAAGAAATAATCCCCCCGAACCAGTTAATTTTGCGTTTGAGAAGAATATTTCTTATTCACAATTATCTATGTATACTCAATGTCCTAAAAAATGGGCATTACAATATAGAGATGGTCATAAAGTCCGTGAACAAAGTATTCATATGACATTTGGTACTGCATTACACGAAACACTTCAAATGTATCTTGATGTAATGTATGAAAAAAGTGCTGCTGAGGCTGATAGAATTGATTTAGTAGATGATTTTGAAGAGCGTTTAAGAAATTGCTATGCTGAGGCTTATCAAACAAATAATAAAGAACATTTTTCATCTCCAGAACAACTTAGAGAATTTTTTGATGATGGTGTTGCTATTATAGAATATATTAAAAAAAATAGAGGTAAATACTTTTCTAAGCGGGGATGGTCATTAGTTGGTTGTGAAGTTCCCATTGTAATAGCCCCAAATCCGCGTTTATCACGCGTTAAATACATGGGTTATTTAGATGTTGTGTTATACCATGAAGATACAGAAAAATTCGTTATAATCGATATAAAAACCTCAACTAAAGGTTGGGGTCCTAGAGAAAGAAAAGATAAATCTAAACAATATCAGTTAGTTTTATATAAAAAATTCTTTGCTCAACAATATAATATTCCTATTAGTAATATTGATATTGAATTCTTTATTGTAAGACGTAAATTATGGGAATCCCAAGATTTTGCTATTAAACGCGTCCAACAATTTAGACCCCCCTCAGGAAAAACCTCTATAAATAGAGCAACTGAAAGTCTAAATAAATTTTTAGATAATTGTTTCACCCAAGAAGGCTATAATCAAAAACCAATGCCTTGTAAAATAAATAATAATTGTAAATGGTGTCCTTATTACAAAACTCACTTATGTAGTGCGACTTTTGAAGGATAATTATATACGTATATTCAAATATAAATTAAATATGTTATGGCTAATAAAGATATGACACTAACAAGTGTTAAAATCAAAAAGGATTTGTTTGAATCTTTTAAAATCGAGTGTGTTCGAAGAAAATTTTCGTTCCAAAAACTTGCTGATCGAGCTATTCATTTGTATCTTACAGATGAAGATTTTAGAAAACAACTTACAAACCACAACGATTTAGAACTTTAAAAAATGAAAGAAGGTTATTTACCAAAAGATCAACGAAAAAATATTTTGTTGATCACAGACGATATTCGTCTCCCATCAGGTGTGGGGCATATAGGAAAAGAAATTGTAATTCAAACTGCACACCATTATAATTGGGTAAATTTAGGCTCAGCAATCAACCACCCTGATATGGGTAAAAAGTTTGATTTAAGTCAAGAAACTAATAAAGAAATAGGTATTGAAGATGCTTCCTGTTTTATTATTCCATTTAATGGGTATGGTAATCCTGATGTTTTAAGACACGTAATTAAAGAAGAAAAAATTGATGCTGTTTTTATAATTACAGACCCACGTTACTTTGATTGGTTATTTGCAATTGAAAATGAAATTAGGAAAAAAACTCCTATTATTTATTTAAATATTTGGGATGATTTACCTGCCCCAATGTATAATAAAGCATTTTACGAATCTTGTGATGCATTATTAGGGATTTCAAAGCAAACAGTTAATATCAATAAAATGGTATTAGGAGAAAAAGCAAAAAATAAAATTATTGATTATATCCCCCATGGTTTAAATCCTAAATTATTCTTTCCTTTAGATAAAACTTCTGAAGAATTTATAAAATTTAAAAATGAGGCTACTAAAGGTAAAGAAAAAGATTTTATTTTATTCTTTAATTCAAGAAATATTCGTCGTAAATCAATTCCGGATGCTTTATTAGCTTGGAAATACTTCCTTGATACTTTACCTAAAGAAAAAGCAGACAAATGTTTATTTATTCTTCATACTGAAGTTATGAGTGAACATGGAACAGATTTACAAGCGGTTCATAATTATATTTTTGGAGAAGATAATACTACTGTTCAATTTTCTACTCAAAAATTGTCTACTCAACAAATGAATTATTTTTATAACTTAGCTGATGCTCAGATTTTATTATCATCTGCTGAAGGTTGGGGATTATCATTAACAGAAGCTTTATTAACTGGTACTCCAATTATTGCTAATGTTACTGGTGGGATGCAAGATCAAATGAGATTTGAAGATGAGGATGGAAATTGGATTGATTTTGATTCTGATTTCCCATCTAACCATACAGGTAAATATACAAAATGTGGTAATTGGGCATTCCCAGTATACCCAAGTAATCTTTCCTTAGTAGGTTCACCTCAAACTCCATATATTTGGGATGATAG